CTTAATGTTGATGGCCATGCAGGCCCTGTTAGGGGTTTTGATACAAAAGAAGAAAAATTTGCTCAGATTTGGAATGCAGGCGTGGCCCGTCTGCAAACTTTTGTTGATACCGTCTCTTTACCTAATTTCATCAGGACTTTACCTGAGAGGTTTGATATTGAGGCCATCAATGAAAGTCAAAGGATTTTGCATGACCTTGGTTGGCCTGACTCTGACCCTGTTGTTTCAGGTCCAGAAACCAAGACAATGAACTGGGAACAGTACAAGCATGCTTATTTGGGGACAGTTCCTTCTATTAAACAAGGAATTCATAGAGTGGAGTATGAGATCAAAACAGATACGGAGGCTTTATCAGCACTTGGACCTGCTTGGATTAGGTCAGAGTCTTATGCTACGGTTGAAAATGAACTAGCATCATTGGCTAGGTATTTCGAGGAACCGACACGGAAAGATTTTGATCTTCCAATTGATGAAATTTGGTTACTTGTGCATTCAATTTTCGAAAATTCAAGACTTACTTCATATAGAGAGATCTTGCGCCATTGGAACAAGAAATATGGCCTTGGTCCTTTTTGGAGAAAAACCAAATCTAAGAAATGGAGGAAAATGTCTAGGAATGATTTTATCAAAGCCCTTGGGGGTTTTGAAAACCTACTTAAGTTGTGGGTTGAAACATTAAAACATGCTCCAGGTCTTGTTCCTGTTGCCCCTGTTTCCGTTAAGGGGGAAGCCTTACCAGAAAAGAAATTTTTGGCTGATAAATTGAGGACAGTTATTGGGTCCCCGATTGTACATTATATAATGTCAACAGTTTGGAATTACTTTCCAAACCATAACTTTAGGTATTGGTCAACTTCAATTAAGGTTGGGATGCCATTAAATGGTGCCAATCTTAGTCAGTTGGTCACTGAGCATTTAGCTTTTGATAAGCATTTTGCTGGTGATTTCACTGCTTTTGATTCAACAGTGACTGAGCCTATGGTTAAGATCATAAAGAAAGTCAGGAAAAAGGGTTTTGAATATCATCGAGATTATGCTAAAATTTGTTTCTTAATTGATTCAAATTATGAAGCATTGTTAAAGATGCCCCTTTTGACTACATCAACTGGCAATCTTTATGATAAAAAAGTTGGTCTATCAACTGGTCATTCATCAACTAGCATGGATAATTCAGTTGCTGTCTTGGCCTTTTATTTATTAGCATGGAAACATTTAACTGGATTATCTGCACATGAGTTTAGGTATTTTGTTAAAGTTTCTTTATATGCTGATGATCACATTATGTCCTACAGGGCAACGGCTCCAGCAGCTTGGCACCCAAAAAAACATAATTGCTGCTCTAAGGAATTTTAATGTTACTATGAGG